TCCTTCCCCCACACTCTCTACCGATGTCATCGGTTTTCTCTGGAGCCACGCGGAAAGCAACAGAGAGAGAGAGAGATACGGCTGAACTCGATCGGAGGAGGAGAGATCAGCCGAAGCAGTCAGCGCTATGAGTCCGGGGAGACTTGTAGAGCTCTGAGTGCTAGGGGGGGTTTTAGGGGGGGGAATCGAGTTTGTAAAGAGGAAAAAACTTGGGATTTCGGAAAATCGTCAAGTTCGCCAATTTCGCCAACTCGACTCCGTCTGGACTTCGACTGGACTTCGACTGGACTCCGTCTGGACTTCGACTGGACTTCGACTGGACTCCGACTCTTACCAGGCGAGCAACCCAGACAAGTCCCGTCCAAATCCCTTTGAGTCCCGTTGAATCCCGCATTCACGCGCATTCACGCGTCTCTGAATCAGGACCCAACTAGGACCCAACTAGGACCGATTGCGCCAAGCGCAATGCAAAAACACCGCCGCCTCGCGTCGTTCAGGGATCTCCTAAGCGTCAGCGCGAGGCGGAGGATGTGGGATCGGGGGCGGTTTCCCCGGCTCCTGCACCGTGCAGGAGCGCTCCCTGATGTGCTATCTGCGCGCAGTCGCGCGCCAAAGGAGAATCATCCGGACGGCGCGCTCGACGATCTGCGCGCGGAGCACCGGATCGACCGACTCCCAGCGCAGCTCGCGCGAGGAGATCGTCTTCCGATCGTGCCGCAGGAACTGGGCGAGATGGCTCTTCGACGGCGTCAGGTGACCAGGCCGCAGGTCCAGCGCCAGGCCGACCGTCAGGAGCCGGCGCACGGGAGCCGGGATCTCCCGGTCTCCGGCGAGCACCTCGGCCGCGCGCCGCGTCTCGGTCAACAGGTACGGCCGGAACACCTCCGGATCCTCCTGCACGATCCCGATCTGGCTCCGGATCGACTCGGAGCCGGGGAGCTCGAACCGCGTCACGCTCGCACCTCCTCGGGACGAGCGTCGCGGAGGATCTCCTCGATCACGCTCGCGCGACCGGGGATCCGGCGGATGCGGCAGACGACCGCAGCGCCAAAGGCCTGCTGCGCCTCGAGCGCGCCGGCGAGCGCCTCGGAAACGCGGTAGACCTCTCCCTGCTGCTCGAGTTTCCACCAGGTTCCTGAGGCGTGAGCAAGCGTCGCGGTCGGCAGGATGACCGCCGTCGCGACCTCCTCGACCTCTGGCACCGTGACGACGGCCTCGACCTTGCGCGGCGTCGGCGTCGGATCCATCAGGGCGACCGCGTCTGCGGCGCGCTCGGCCCCGCTGACGCGCTTCGGCGCAGGGAGCGCCTTTCGGGCCTTCTGCGGCTCGGACGGCTCTACGGGCGATTCTCCGGCCTCCGGCGCGGCGCTCGAGGCCTGCGCCATCTCGTCCTGCGTGTACAGGCCGGAGAGCTCCGCCGGGAAAGCCTTGCGCAAGGCCAAGGCTTCCGCGCACTTCGCAAGCATCAGCGCCGGCATCCGGCTCCACATCCCGCTCGGCGCGCCGTCCTTCGTCTTCGGGCAGTATTCCGACCAGAGCGCCGTCGCGACGAGCGCCTCGCGGAAGCCAGCCCGCCAGACTCCGACGCGCGCCGCGAACGGCGGCTCCGAGCGCGTCCAGAGGTCGTGCCAAGCGCCCGAGGCGTCGGCCCACCTGACCTCCGTCTGGCCCTGGTACTCGCCGCTCCGCTGCGCGACGAGCCGGAGGCCGTCGATCGAGACTTGCGTCTGCATGACCTCGCGGCGCTCGCGCGAGTCCCAGCGACGCACCGCGAATATCTGGCGCGCGAACGGGTCGAGGCCCGTCCGGTCGCAGATCGCGCTGAACAACGCGAGCTCGTCGGCCGTCGCGCCCTTGCAAATGGTGCGAGTGAGCAGGTCGAGCCGCTCAGAATTTTCCCTGAATCTCTGGATCTCTTGCATGGCTGTCTCCTTCTGCCGCATCGTGCGGCGATATGGGGGTCTACCATATCGACCGGAGACCAGATATTCAACACAAAATTCCCCTGAATCTGCCGGAGAAACTCCTCGCAGTACGCGTACAGGTCGCAGCGCGCGAGGCTCTGATATCCATCAGAGCCGTGAATATTCAGGCAGGGATGATCCGACGCGACGCCGCGCGATCGTTCGGCCTCGCGTCGCTCTCTTGGGAATCCTACGACCTGCTGACGCTGACGCTCGACCTATGCGACGACGACGAACTTCGCGTGCTGGTCTCGCAGGCGCGACACTCGTTGCTCGAGCACCTCAAGCGATGAGCGAGTCGGCGATCGTTTCTGCGCCGGCCGTCGCGTCAGGCAGGCAGAGGCCGAGATCGTACATCCCGAACAGACGGTCGAGCGCGACGGCAAATGCGCCGTTCCCCGTGTTCGTGAATGTGTACGAGAAGTTGTCGTCGGCGTTGTAGTCCGTGCTGCCGCTGAGGATCGCGAGGTACTGCGAGCCAGGCGCGAGCTGCACCATCTCGGCGATGATCACCTCGTCGATGTACATCGCCGCAGTAGCGACGCCGGCGGTCGTCTCTACGACGAGATAGGTCTCGGTCGGGATCACGCGAGGCGCAAATACGGTCGCGGTCACGAGCGCCCACGAAGTCGTGAGCGCGCCGTGCGCCGCGGTCGCCGCGAATGTGCCGCCGCCGATCACATTTCCAGATCCATCTTGCACGGAGACGCGAAAGGTGCCGGTCGCGCCGACATCTTTCTTCGCGGCGAACGCGATGACATACGGCCGATCCGGCGTGAGCTTGCCGATCGTTCCCGCGCCCGTGCCGAGCTGCTGGCGCAGCTTCCAAGTCACGCCCGTCGCCGCGGCCTTGATGCAGGTCGTGCCTCGGAAGAAGGTCGTCGTCTCGGTCAGGAAGTCGGTGCCGGCCGTTCCGCTCGAGACCGTGAAGAACTCAGGCACATTCGAGGTCATCTGCTCGAAGTCGGAGTTCGTGAGGATGTTCTGATATCGCGGCCCCGCGTCTACATTCGCGCAGAGCGCAGACGCCTGAATCGCGCGGCCGGATCCGGCCGGATAGCGACGGTCGAGCGTCGAGAACGCAGGCTGGCCGCGGATCTGGAAGATCTCCACGCCGCGCGCGATCGAGCCGTTCTGGGCGTCCGTGATGCAGCGGATGTCGAGCACCTCCGCGCGGATGTTCGGCCAGTTCGCCGAGTTGCCGAGCAGGATGTTCGGCGTCTCGACGAGCGCTACGACCGTGCCGTTGCCGTTGTTCCCTGCGTCGGCTGTCAGCGTGCCCTTGCCGACCGTGTTGCGCTCTATCGTCTCGGAGTTAGTCTTCATCTGCTTGATGAGCCAGATGATCGCGTCGCGCGTCGACTTTGCGAGCATCGCGTTCGCGTTGCCGGCGGTCGCCTCCGCATAGCACATCTCGATGAGCGTCGTCGCCGCGGCAGACTGGAGCGACGCGAGCAGCGGGTCGAGGCTCTTCGCCTGCGCCTCAGCCTCGCCAAGCGCCGCGACCATGTAGGAGTCTGCGCTCGAATACTCGGCCTTGATGTCGGAGATCTCGGTCACGATCGTCGACTGGTAGCCGCGCACAAGATCGAGCAGATAGATAATCTTCCCGAGGCGCGTAAAGAGGCCGTTCGATCCGTCGTAGACAAGTGCCATCTGTTATTCCTCGATCCCGTAGAGCGTCACGGTTACATGGTTTCCGGTCGAGCAGAGGATCCAGAGCGAGTCGCCTGGCCCGAGGTAGTACGGCCCGGTGTCCTGCAGCACCGCGTTCTTCGGGACCGTGACCTCGTAGTACAGCGCGTTGCGCGTCGCGACCGTCTCGCCCGGCCGGAGGTGATAGAGGTTCACCGTCGTGCTGCTCGAGTGGATGTTCGTCATGACGATCGACTTAATCTCGCAAGTCTTCGTCGACGGGCACTGGTAGAACGACCGCGCCGTCGTCGTCGGGATCTCCGACACGAGCTTCCGCGCGCGGAGGTCTGAGCGGAATACGGGATTAGGAAGCGCGCTCATCGGTGCTCTCATCGGGCAGCGGGAGCGCGGCGTTGAGCGCGGCGCGCCGCTGCGCGCATCCGCACGGCTTCCCGGTCGCGCGCTCGACGGCCTTCGCGACGGTCGCGATCCCGGTCGCACGGGCGACGCGATGCACGATGTCTCCGGCTCCGCGCGCCGGCCCATCGTACTTCTCGCACATTCCGCAGACGCCGGGCGACGGCCGTCCTCCGTAGAGGCCGAGCGAGCATCCGTTTCCGTTGTGGTGCTTGCAGCTCATGTGATCGTCGGGATGTCCATCTGTACGCTCGTCTGCTGGCAGGAGCCGGAGAGAACCTGCGCGCAGGTCGCAACCTCGCCGAAGGTCGCGCCCGGTAGCGGAGTGCAGGAGTTCGGATAGACCGCGCTCCAACTCTCGTTCTTGTTCCAGTCAAAGTCGCACGCAGGATTGATCCGCACGGCGAAGTTGGAGTCTGTCGACGAGAAGACGGTGCCTTCGTTCACGACGCACGGGTTCGGATTCGAGAACGGAATCGCTCCCCAGTTCGCAAAGCCGCCGTAGAGGCGCTTCCAAACAAGCGGGAGCGGTTGCCGGACGATGCAGTCTTGGGCCTTGTAGTACGCGTACCAAGCCCATCCGCTGCGAGGCGCGTCGAGATACGCGTCTTCCGATTCGCAAGCGTAAACGCCGTTTCCGACAAGCTGCGGAACCTCACGGTAGAAGCGGCTGTTCGCGTCTCCCTTGTAGCAGCTGCTCGCGTAGAGGATCAAATATCCGATGTCGTCCTGCTGAGGCTGTTCCGTGCAAGGGTTCGCGGCAAACTGCGCCAGCGTCCCGAACTCCTCGGCGCACGAAAGGAGAACCTTCATGTCGACTTCGTGCGTGTAGGAGGCCTGATACGGCGGACAATTCAAGATCGTGTTCCCGCCGTAGCAGTCTTCAAACTGCTCTCTGGCAATCTGTCCGGACTCCTCCAGTTTGACGGTTGCCTTGCCTTGTCCGCGATAGAAGCGAAGGTTGCCCTGCTCGACGCGAGTCAGCACGCAGGAATCGAACTCGATCTCCGCGCTCCTGCGTAGATATAGGTTGATCGGGCCGATGTCTCCTCCGCCGTCGCACCATCGGGGACATCGAATCTCGAAGTCCACCGTCGCCTGGCACTTTGTATTCGCGCCGAAAAAGACCGTGCTCGGGCAGTCGTCCTCGAAGGGATCGCAGATCGCAGGATTTCCGGGATCACAGCAGCAGGAGTGGTTGAACATCGTCAGATGCAGACGGTCGTATAGCCGTTGCCCATGCTGAAGCCGTAGTACGAGCTGCCGGGAATCGGTTGCGCCGCGACGACGATGCCGATCTGGATTGGGTTGCGGCTCTGCACATAGCCGCCCTGCGGCCGCGCCCAGCCCACGCCGTACAGATCGTTGGTCGGACTGGAATAGGCTGGATCAGTCCGATTCTCCGCACCGTTCAGGGCGACAACATCCGCGACCGAGTCGTCGTTCTGCCATGTGGCCACATTGTTCACGAGTGCGATCTTCTGCTTCTTGAGCGTGTAAGTCCACCGCTTGCCGAGCTCGAGGTTTGCAAAGTTCGTGACCTTGTAGAACGCAAAGCCCTCCGCGCCGGGAGCAGTCGGAGAGTAGAAGAGAGAGCCGTCCTGCTTGTACTGCGGCGAGATCACGATCGGGATCGGCGCCGGTTCGAGGATGGCTCCGATGATCGGAAACGCGTCCTCGTTGGGAGGCGTCGCGCCGTCCTTCGAGCTGAGGCCGTCCGGCTTGTCAGTCCAAGCGTTTCCTTTGCGCTCGACCTCGACCCAGCGGTACACGCCTGGCGAAGACTGCTGCGTGACGCGCGCGGTCACGACGCGGCCGCGCGTGCCTGCTACGCCTAGCGGATTCCTTGCCGCGGCTTCGAGCGCCTCGAGACGCGCGAAGAGGTCGTTCAGGTGCGCGAAGGTCAGGCGACCGACCTCGCCGGATGTAAAGCGAGGGAGCTGCATCAGTCGGCGAGGATGAAGTACTGGAGGTCGACCGCGGCCGTGTTCGCGCGAGCGGTCGGAGCAGCGGTCGTCAGCCTGATGACCGCGGCCTCTCCGGCCTTGAGCTTCGCGAAGCCGACGAACGATCCGCCCGTTCCGGTGCCGAGCTCGACGAAGTTCGTCGTGCCGGTGTTGCGGAAGTACGCGTAGCCGGGTGAAGACACATCGCCCATGGTCAGCGCCTCGGCAGTCGTGCCGATGTTCTGGACGCCTCCGGTCGCATTCGTGCCGGAGAGCGTGACGCTGATCGCGCCGGGATTCTCGATGTGCGAGAGCGATCCCTTCAGGACGCTCATCTTGAGGTTCAGGGTGATCTCGTCAGCCATCAAAAGTTCTCCGAGAGTGTTCCGAAGTTTCCGGTCAGCGGGAACGGTTGAACCCAACGCACCTTCTTCGCGCGCAGGATGTCCGCGTTGTCACGCACGCAGATGACCTCGCGATTCTGGTCGCGCTCCGGCATCTGGATCATGTGGAAGCGCGCGTCAAATGCGAACTTGTGCGAGAGGCTGTACTTGTCGACCGCGATCCGGTTCGCGCTTGCGCCCTGATAGACGAGCGTGCCGGTCGCGAAGCCTTGGAAGACGCTGTTGTTCCGCTTGCCAGTCATGTTGGCGATCGTCACGAGGCGCGCCTGAATGCTCGAGGAAAGCACCGTCTCGCCGATCACGACGGACGCGAAGTTCACGAGACCGGATACAGGCTCGCCGCCGGAGTCGATCGGCACGCCGCCGATATCGTCGTTGTTCGGAGATCCCGTGCCGGCCGCTCCGACGCTCGGATTTGCGCGCCAACTGTCGCGGAACTCGCTCGAGAAGTCGACCGAGAAGTCGACATAGCCCGGCTCCTGCGGCTGAACCGTGCCCGGCTCGGTATTCTCGTACGCGAACGAGACCTCCCAGACGCTGCGCGAGTCCGGCAGGTGCCGGATGTCGTAGCTGATCGCGTAGACATCCGTCTCGCCTGGAAACACATCTCCGACATCGGGAAGCGTTCCAGCGCCAAAAAGCGCCTTGATCGTCGCAGGCTGAGTGATCGGAGACCCGTCGTCCCAGACCGCGAACTTGCGCGACGCGGTCACCTTGCCGCTCGTCTGCGACAGCGTGCGCGTCTCCTGAAGCTCGTAGATATCTGCTGCCATCAGCGAAAGCCTCCGCTCGCGCCGACATTCTCCATCGACTGCCGCAGGCGCTTCAGTTCCTTGAGGCTTTCGGAGTCGATCTTCTTCTTCTCGGCGTCGGTGTAGCTCGAGATCGTGAACGAGCCTAGAGCGGTCGACGACGAGGTCGTCGCGCGGCCGACCTCGCGGACGGCATCCTCGAGCGGCTTCATCTGCTTCTGGATCTCATTCATCTGCTTTGAGTAGGCGTCGACCAGCTTCTCGGAGTTCTTCTTCGACTCCTCGAAGCGCTCCTCCTCGGTCTTCGCGTTCTCCTTGCGGATCTTCTCGCCGAGCTCCATCGCCTGCTCCATCGCGCGGATGTTCTCGAGGTCGATCTTGTCGAGCTTCTCGCGGTGCTCGAGGTCGAGGATCTTCTTCTTCTCGGCCTGCACCTTGAGGAACGCATTGAACTCAATGTTGTCGATGATGCCAGCCTCGGCCTGCGCCTGCATCGCGGCCGTCGCTTCCTCGATCTTCGCGATCTCCTTTGCGTACTCGAGTTCGGCGCGCTGGAGTGGGTCAGCGATCTTCCGAAGCTCGAGGCTTTCGCGCTGCGCTTGGAGCGAGTCCCGCTCTGCGAGGAGCTTCTTCTCGGCTGCGAGCGCGTTCTGGAACGCCGCGTCCGCGAGCGCCTGCTCCTCGTATCCGACCTGACTCTGGAGCACATCGAGCCTCTCGCCGGATAGCGTCTTCTCGAGCTCCTTTCCGAGTCGCGTGAACGATCCGAGCAGAGGGATTCCATCGAGAAACGCCTCGACCTTCTGCTGGACTGTTCCGCCGTTCTTGAGGAGATCGGAGATTCCGTCCGCGATGCCGGCGAAGATCATCGGGCCGGCAAACATCTTCGTCAGCTTGCCCATCATGCTCTCGGCACCTGCGGCAAAGTTGTCCGCGAACTTGCCGCCGACTCCACGGGCGCGCTGCTCGACCTCCTGCATCGACTTCTCAAAGGCCTGCATCTGCGCCGTGACGGCGATGTGGATCTCTCCGCCTTTCATCGCACGGACTCCTCGACATAGCGGCGCATCCAGTTCTCGCCGGACTCCGCGTCGTCACCTCGGAGCGCAAGCTCGAGATGACGCGAGAACTCGCCGACCGTGAGGTCGAGCGGGTTGCCGAGTCCGGGTGCTGCGCGAGCGATCATGTGCGCCTCCTTGATCCAGTCCCTCGGCACCTCAGGCACCGAGGGACTCAGCCGTTTCCCGGCTGGCCCTGCGTCGCGGCCTCGGTGTCGATGCCGAGGCACTCGAGCGCCAGGTACGAGAGGTCTTTCGGCTCGATCATCGAGGCGATGCGCTCCGCGTCATCGCTGCCGGCTCGCAGGACGCGCATGGCTCCATCGTGCGTGAAGCAGTCCATGATGAGCGCCGAGGCGACGCGCGCCTTCCTGCGGCTGTCGCTGATGTGCTTGAGCGCTTCGGAGAAAGGCATCCCGAGCGCCTTCGCGTCGGCCGCGGCGCGGCGCGCCTCCGTCTCCGAGTAGTCGTCGGCGACGGCGATGCGCTCGCGGACGGTCAGCGGCCGGAGCGTTGCCTTCGAGCCGTCGAGCAGGTCGACGGCCCACGGTGCGATCCTAATCATTCCTGGCCCTCCTCATCAGATCAGCGAAGCCGTCGTCGACCGGCACGACAACGCGCGCCGCGCCGGCGCGTCGGATCTCCGCGTCGGATACCTCTTGCGGCTTGACTCCCTGAGCGCGCAGCGCGCAGCGAAGCGCAAACTCCGCGTCGATCCGACCAGGCGTCACGCGTCGCGTGACTATGCCGCCAGAACGAAGCTTGAGCGTGACGATCCAGTCGTCCGCTTGCGGAGTCGCGACTTGTTGAACCCTCTCGAGGCTCATCTCAGATCAGCCAGGTCACGACCGGAGCGACGCCGTCGGCGTTCTCGAAGTTCGCCGTCAGCGTCGCGTCGCCGTTCTTGTCCGAGTTGAACGCGAACGAGTTGAAGACGCAGTTGGCGACGATCTTCGCGTCGGAAGTTCCGTTCGTCGTATCGAAGACGGTCAGCGTGAGCGCAGCGGTCGCCGTCTGGCTGAACATGATGCTGGTCGAGGTCGTTCCAGCTGATCCTGCTGCATTGACTCCGATCACCGCGTTTAGCGATCCTGTCAGGTCGAGCAGGCCGACACGACGACGCTTTCCGGTGTCGCCAAACGCCGTGAGGTCGCTCGACGGACGCGACAGGTTTGCCGCGAAGGAGCGAACCTTGAACACGGCATCCGCATTCGGGAGCGTCACATTTCCGTCGTTGCCGATCACATAGGTGTCGATTGCCATTTGTTACCTCAGATGTCGAAGGCCGTGACCCGGTACCGCTCTACCATCGACCACGAGTCGTCGGAGAATGAAGGCACCCCGCCGGCGAGCTGCACGAAGGTGATCCGGTCGAAGCCCGTCGCCGTCGCGGAAGTGGAGAGCGCCGTGCGCAGCTGGTCGGCGATCGTGTGGATCGCCGTGCTCCCAGCGTTGTCGTAGAAGATCGTGAACTCGACCTCGAGCGTGTACTTCACGACCCCGCCCATCAGGCGCTCGCTCGTCGCCTCAGCGGCCTGATAGACCATCAGAGGGAGCAGAGCGTCCGCCGGCCCTTGGTTTAGGTAGATGCGGCCTCCGAGCGTCGTGTAGACCGTCGCAGCGGATAGCCGAGTCCAGATGCCGTCGAGAATCGCCTTCATTCAGCCTCCGAGATTGCGGCGCATGGCAGCAGAGAAGATCGCAGGAAGCCGCTTCTGCACGATCCCGATGCTCGGCTTCAGGTATGGGCGAGCCTTCATGCGTCGCGTGCCGAACTCAAGCATCGGCGCGTATGGGACATTCGATCCGAGCTCGTAGCCGAGGATCCCCTTACCTCTGATGATCCGAGTGTTGTATCCGGGCACGAGATCCTTGCCAGACTTGATCGCGACTGTCCAAGATCCGCGCAGGCGGTTTGTGTTGACGGCCGGAGGGAATCCCGGCGCGCTGGCGCGATGAAATCCGGACTCGCGCAGGTTTCGCGCTCGCTTGCCGCGTCCATTGTTGACGCGGTACAGGCGTCCCGTGCCCGGCTTCGACAGCATCTTGACGATCGTGTTCGAGAGCAGGATCTGGGAAACGACAAGACCCTCGCGGACTCCCGCGTTGAACCGACGCCGCATCTCTGGATTCGGTATGTAGGTCACGGCGGAGAGTACGGGATGTCCGGCTCGACCTCGACGACCTCCACGGCCGTCATGGAGAGCCGCAGAGGTGCGGCGATGTCTGCGGGATTTACCGATCCACTAACACGCCAGACGCGCGTCGCTCCGGTCGGGATCGCGCTCTGGTCGCGGATCTCGTCGTCGATGCGGACATCTACGACGCCAGCGAAGTAGATCGTCCCCGCGGTGCGGGAGTTCATCCGGCCCTCGAAGACATCTTGACCCTGCGACGACGGCTGGATGAAGCCCGTCGCGCTCGATGCAAGCGCATAAGTGCGGGTGATCTCGCCATCTGTAGCCCGGCCGATCGTCGGCCTCCAGATGTGGAGAGACACGCCGAACTCGCGGATGATCGACTCGATGCTCATCGGA